TAGATTAGGGATTGCCAAAACGTTTATTCACGTTGATAATGATCCTGATAAAAGTAAAAATGTAATTTGGGTATATTGATGAAAGGATTGATTGCAAAATTGTTGGGATTGAATGGGGATGGCAAATCATCATTGGGTGAATTTGCAAAGGATTTGCGTGAAGCAATCAAAGGCAAAGAAATTGATCCTGATAAAATGATGGATCTTGTAAAGGTACAAAGTGAAATCAACAAGATGGAGGCACAACATCGGAGCGTATTTGTTGCGGGTTGGCGACCATTCATTGGTTGGATTTGTGGGGTTGCACTTTTGTACAACTTCATCATTCGTGATGTGATTGCGTGGCTTTCGCCTGATGCAATACCTCCTGCAATTCAAATGGATCAACTCATCACAATCCTTTTAGGAATGCTTGGATTGGGAGGATTGCGTACCTTTGAAAAGATAAAAGATAAAACCAAATAAATGGGAGTAAAAGATACCGCAAATTTGGCAATGATTCCCGCAGCGTATGCGGAGGACAAAGTTTATTCCGTTTTGCCATCCGATGGTGATGGGGATTTCACATTCACACGAAGTGGATCAGGCACACGTATCAACAAGGGCGGTTATATTGAAACAATGGCGGAAAACGTGCCTCGTTTGAATTATCGTTTGGATGCAGATGGAAACCCAACGGAATGCGCTGAATTGCTTTTGGAGGCATCCGTTTCAAACTTTTTGGCAAGATCAGAGGAATTCAATTTGTGGGGTGATTCGGGGGTTACAGTTACTGCAAATGATACTATTGCACCATCAGGCGCAAAAACCGCTGATTTGCTTACATCAAGCGCAAACAATTGGAGGCGGAGCCAAACCGCATCAGTTACAAATGGAGGAGGTTATGTATTTAGTTGTTTTGTGAAAAAACATACAACAACAAATAAAATACGTTTTGAACTTTACAGAGGTGCAAGTTCATCCAATTTAGATTTTGAATTTGGCATAAACAATTTGACTGCATCGGACAGTAATTTGACAAGTTTAAAAGTTCAAAAATATCCGAATGATTGGTATCGTGTGAGTTGTAAATTCACCGCTAATGGAACGACTTTTATTTGTTATGCATATCCATCACAAGGGTATTCAAGTTCAGGAAGTGCATATTTTTGGGGAGCGCAATTGGAGCAGGGTGCGGATTTCCCAACATCCTACATCCCAACAACAACATCAGCGGAAACACGCAACGTTGATTCCGCATACAATCAACCTTTTGCAGATTTAACAAGTGATTATCCTATTACTGTTTATTGGAAAGGGAAAGTTGATGATATTAACACAAGCCAATCTATTTTCAGTATATACAAAAATGGAAGTGCGGTTGATTATCTTACTTTTAGATGGGCAAACGCATCATTCATTCAAGTTGAAAGGAGGCGCACAACACAAGATGTTGATTCAGAAACTTATTTTGCCAACATTGGTGATGTCAAAAAAGTTGCAATCAAATTCACAAGCGCAACATCATATAAATTATATATTGATGGAATTGAAATAAGAAACGAATCAAGTGGCACGAGTTTATCATGGGATTTTGATTCAGTTTTCATTGGATCATTGCGTGTGGTTTCTGATACGGGCAAAAGAAATTCTTGTGATGAGTTATTCGTGTGGAACAAGGCACTCACTGATGCTGAAATGGTTGATGTTACCTCTTATGATACATTTGCTGAAATGGCACTTGGGCAACAATTTACAATACAATAAAAATGGCAGATCCAAAACTAAAATTCGGAAATGATATTTGGGCAACAAAACAAAAAAGTTTGTTGGCATACAATGATGAGGGTGGCAATTTCAAAAGTTTGCCATTTCAAGCGAATGGGATTTCGGGAGGAACTTATTTAGGGCGCAACGGATTGATACAATACGCTGCATCCAATGAGCCACGAATTGATTTTTTGAACAACACAAAAGGGCATTTGTTACTAGAGCCACAACGTACAAATTACCTTTTGAGAAGTGATTTTTTTGGTAGTACATTTTGGAGTAAAATTTCGGGAGGAACGGGCATCAATCCCGTTGTTACAGATAATTATTCAATTTCACCTGATGGAACTAAAAATGCCGATAGGGTTGTTTTTAATAAAGGCGCAAGTGATACATCAAATGATTATTCCATTATCAGACAAATTGTAACAAATGTGGGTCAAGGAGTTTCAAGTGTGTATATGAAATCAAATACAAATGATACATACCAAATAGGTATTGATGAAACTGGAACAAATGAAGTGATTTCAGTTACTCCACAATGGCAAAGGTTTACATATAGCGAAACTTCAAATGATAGGTTGCAAATTTCGTTAAGAGGCGCAACAACATCTGATTATGCTGATGTTTCTATATGGGGTGCGCAAATGGAGGCAGGAACATACGCAACAAGCTACATACCAACAACAACAAGTGCGGTTTCGAGAGTTGAAAACAATGTTGAATACGATCATTTTCCCGCTTATTTTATCAATAGTTCGGAAGGCACTTTTTTTGTAGATTTTGAGTATCTTTATCAAACAACTTCAAGTTCATCAACAGATGCGTTGCGTGATATTATGGTTTTGGGAACTTCAACAGATTTAAGCGAAGGCATAAGTATAGACAACTATCGTGGTACGTTTAGGGTGTTTGTTATTCAAGCAGCTGGAAACATTTCTTTGGGCGGTGGATCAGCACAAGCGAATACACGCTACAAGTTGGCGGTCAAATACAAAACAGGGGATTGCAAGGCATATTTGAATGGAATACTTTTGGGATCATCAACGGGAACAATCAATTTTGCTACTGATTTAGATGGTGTTTTTTTTAGTTATAATTCATCAACACGACCATATAAAAACCAAAAGCACGTCTATAATTTACAATACTTTGATGAGGCACTTTCAGATGCCGAACTTGCAAAATTAACAACACTTTAAATTTAAAAAAAATGAGCCATATATTCAAAAAATACGAGTTTCCTGATGAAGCAACTGCGGATTCATTGATTGATGCTTTGCCATCGGATGAAATTGATGGGGAAACATTCCCCGCACACAATCACGTGATCGTAAAATTGCACCATCCAATAATTGAGCAACCCGTTTATGATGATGAGGGCAATATCGAAACCGATGCAGTATTGGCGGAAAACTTTTCCGTTGATGTGCTTTGGCAGGGTATTGAAGCGCAACCCGAAGATTGGGAACAATACGAAATCACATTGACTGATAATGGTGTTCACACGTTTTTCGGGATTGATTACATATAAAAAAAATAAGTATATTTGTATAGAATTAAAAAATTAAAAAGCTATGCCAACAACGGGTGTATTTAACGGAACAAACCTTGTACTTTCAGTAGAGGGAACAAATCTTGGGCATACAACTTCATGCTCATTAACATTATCAACTGATTTGCCAGAGGCAACAACAAAAGATTCAAGCGGATTTCAAGAAGTGATCGCAGGTGTGATGAGCGGTGAAATCTCATTTGATGGATTAGTAACTTATGATGATACATCAAACGTTACTGAATTAGCTGATTTCCTTTTGGCACGTACTCAATTAACTTGCATCTTTGGAACTGAAACAACTGGTGATCGTATTTTCACTGCGGAGGGTTTTATTTCATCACTTGAACAAAGTGCGGAAATGGAATCACCTGTTTCATATTCAGGATCAATCACATTGACTGGTACAATTACCGCATCAGACAAAGCATAATGAATTGAGCGCAATTTGAGGGGATTGCGCTCACTTATTTTTTTACTATGGCAAACAAACAACGGGGATATTATTCCATAAAACTTGGCGGGAAAATGCGCACTTTGCATTTTTCAATGAACTTTTGGGCAAACTTTACTGATACATTGGGCATTTCGCTTGATAAAATTGGGGATATATTTACAGAGGGCATTTCACTTGGCACAATTCGTGCGCTTATTTATTCCGCAATCCTTGCAAACGATCAAGAGGAGGGGAATGAAATTGATTACAACGAATTTAAGGTTGGAATGTGGCTTGAAGATTTACAAGCGGAAAAATTGGAGGATATCGTAAATGCAATGATGGAATCACGAGTGCTTGGAAATGATTTGAATATGGGTGTGAAACGCAACGATCCCAAAACTCCACAAAAAAAAACACAAGCGTAAACAACACGCAACTCACTTGGGATACGCTGATGGATTATTTCATTGGTCAAGTGGGAATCAATCCTGATTATTTTTGGCGCAACACTTGGAAAGAAAATCATCTTTTGGGTGAAGCATATTACATCAACCACAACAAGGAGTGGGAACGCATCCGCTATTTGGCAACAATGGTGTACAATGTGAATGCACGAAAAAAAGCTCAAATGATTACTCCCGAAAATTTATTTGAACTCCCGCAGGATATTTATGC